TTTATTAGGCAAAGAAAAGGTAACTCTTATAGACACTACCAAACTAAATATATTTCCATGTGAAGGTAATGTAAGTAGCAATAGAGAATTTGGTGGCAATCATTGTGGAACTGCAAAAGCATTATTAAAAGATAAAGAAAAGAATCCGAGTGGATATCATCGTTGTTGGGCTAGTATAAATGAAAAGAACGATGAATTATGGAAAATAAGTAAAGAATTATTTGAAAGTGATACCGTTTTATTTTTTGCTAGTATAAGATGGGGACAAGCAAATGGATATTATCAAAAATTAATTGAAAGATTAACTTGGATTGAAAATAGACATAGTAATTTGGGAGAGAAAAATATAGTAAAAGATATTGATGCTGGTTTCATTGCAACTGGACAAAATTGGAACGGTAAAGATGTAACTGAAACACAAAAAGAAGTACTTCAATTTTTTGGATTCAAAACACCAAATGAATTATTTTGGAATTGGCAATTTACTGATAATACATTGGATGAAACAACTCGTTCATATAATAAAGCGATAACTGTATTTGATAAAACATTTTTAAAACCATATGATAAAGCTGAATAACTTAGAACAATTTTTGGTATCTAATATATTGATAAACGAAGCTACTCGTATAGATCATGCCGAAGATTTAATTTTTTGGGAAGGATCAAAAGGAGCAATTCGTTCCATTAAAAGTTTTATTGAATTAGAACAAGGGGGATATAAAAATGTTACAATGAAATGGGATGGTTCTCCTGCGGTTGTATTTGGCAGAAATGACGAAGGTAAATTCGTATTGACAGATAAAAGTGGATTTGTTGCTAAAGGATATAATGGTAGACCAACTTCACCGGAAGAATTGGAACAAATGTTTTTGAATAGAGGTAAAAGTGTTAAAACAGACGAATATAGATTTTTCGTTCAAAATATGAAAAATGCATTTTCAATATTTGAATCCGCAGTTCCATCTACATTTAGAGGTTATTTTAAGGGAGATTTGTTATATTTTAATACGCCATTAATTGAAAATGGACGATATGTTTTCAAACCAAATATTGTAACTTATGCAGTTGATATTAATTCCGAGTTGGGACGAAAAATTGCTCAAAGCAAAGCTGCGGTTGTAGTTCACAGAGAAGTGGATAGTTTTGGAAATGAAACTGCAATTACAAATTACAATATATTTCAAGGTAAACAATTATTGGTAATACCACCTATATCTGTAAATAATCCACCAGATGTAAATGAAAAAAGATTAAAAGATATTATACTTTATATAAATAAACATGCTAGAAATATAGATGATTTTATTAATCCTTCTAAATTGGCTAGTATGAAAATGACTAATTTTCCAGATATTTTATATAAATATTTGAACAGTAAAGTTGATACTGGATTAGTGAATATTGGTGATGATTTTATACAATGGGTAGATCAAAGTAATCTTACAGGAGCGATGAAGAAAAAGATTACTGATTATGTTAGTAGTAATCGTGACGGATTTGAATCTTTATGGAAAGTAGTTGTAGAAATAATGTCAGTCAAAGAAGAAATTATTAATCAAATCGATAATCAAGATACTGAAATTAAATCATATATAGGCAATGAACCAGGAGGCGAAGGTTATGTATTCTCTCACCCAGAAGGTGATATTAAGTATGTTTCTCGTTCCAAATTCAGCGCAGCAAATAGAGCTGCACATAAACAACCTATTGATGAAGGTGGTTGGTTAAAACCAGAATTAACTTCCAAAACAGTTTTGTCTCCAGATACTATTGAAAAAGCAACTGAAAAATTTAAGGATTTTTTAGCTGATTTGAATATGTTTTTAAGTAATGTACCGTTGGCTCCAATAAAGGATTATCAAATATTAGGTTCTGCTGGGTATTATAAACAAGACCAACAAGACAAAAAAGAAATAACATATGGTGATATTGATGTAATGGTTGTTATACCTATTGAATCAAAAGATGATGTCACCGATACAAAAAAAGAATATATAAATAATGTAATTAAATTTATTGAAACAAGTGGTCAAAATTATATTGATATTGAAAGTGCAAAGAGATCTGACGGTAAACAAATTATAATTAAAATTGAAGAAGACACTTGGGTTCAATTAGATTTATTATATACTACAAAAATATATAAAGATTGGTTTGCTACTAGATTTACTCCAGAAAGAGGTATAAAAGGATTTACAATGGGAGGAATGTACTCTGCATTGGCAGAAGTTCTTAATATTAGAATTGGTGATACAGGTGTAAGAGCTAAATTTAAGGATGGTAAGATTGTATCTCCAATGTTAAGAAAAGATGTTGTAGATAAATTAATATCAAACAGTCCTCGTACATTTTTAAGAGATTTGGCAGACTTTTTGGCTGAATTGTTTAATAAAAAAATTACTATTATTGACCCAAATTTATCTGCACATAGTGGTGTAAATCCACAGGATGTTAAATTAAAAGATTTGACTACAGGAGTTCTAGGATTTGCAAGAACTCTTGATAAGAATGGCATTCTTTCAGATTTAGGATTTGATTATGCATCATTTATCAAAGCTATAAAAGACAAATATGCCGAAAAAATGATTGAACAATATTCAAAGAAAGAAAAGAAAGCAACCACACCAGAAACTCAAGCATCAATTGATAAAATCAAAAAACACGCTGATATAGGAAACAAAATCGTAAACGATATATTGAGAGAATTTTTAATTACGGAAGGTGGTAATGCAGTAGCTGCAAATAGTGAATTGCCAAAACAGTATTTGGATTCTACCGTAAAAAACGGTTTGAAAATATGGAATCTTGATTCTTTAAAATATGAAATAATCGGAAACAAATCAAAACCAATATTGGGTGATATTGATGTTGCAGTATCTACAGAACAATTGAATGAATTGCTTGGTATAAATTATGATTATGATAAAAAGTCATTTTATGAAAAATTAAAACAACATGTAGAATCAAATACTCCATCAAATGTACCAACACCTGCTTTTAAAATAAATACAGGATTGGACCAATTGCATTTGAATGTTCCTATTGTAGATGAAGATGGCAATCCAGTAAAATCCACAGAAATACCAAATGAAGATGGTTATGTACAAATTGATTTGATGATTGGTGATTTAAATTTCATGATTAAGGCTTTATCCGGAGCACCAGAATCAAAATATAAAGCTGCGTTAAGAAATATTCTATTAATGAATATTATGTCACATAGTTATGAACCAACCGAAGATCCAAATAAGATGAAGAGATATCAATTTAATTGGAAAAAAGGTCTTCAAAGTGCGGATGTTATAACAAATGAAAAAGGTAAACAAGAAAAACAAAATATAAAAACTGTTTATACTGATATGGACGATGTTGCTGAATTTTTATTTGGCAAAAATGTAACATTTAATGATATTAACACTTTAGAAAAACTAATTAAATTAGTGAAAGGTAATACTTTTCGTTATAAAAACAAAAGAACTGAAATCTTAAATGATTTCAAAAAGGAATTGGATAGATTAAAAGTAAAGTTATGAAAAGAGCAACAGGAAAAAGCAATCTCGACATAGTTAAAGATTATGTTGAGGGAAACCGCCCATTTATTCAAGTTGGTTATGATCCTAACTTGAACAACAGTAAAAGAAAAGAAGGTGAAGAATGGGAAGATGGTCAAGGAAATAAATGGGTTTGGAAAAATGGAAGTAAAAGAAAAGTATCCAAACTCGGACAAATAAAAATTGATCAAAGATGTAGTATCTGTAATGCAGATATGAAATTTGGCAATTATTTAGATGATAGATTTTATCCTAAAACAGGCAAGTGTTATGATTGTACTATTTCATTTGATAGTAAATTAAAAGTATTAGGTGTTTATGCGGACTATGAAAGATATAAAATCTATAATAGTATGCTTTCAGAAATGAAAGATTTTAAGAAAAATATTACTGATAGTATTGAATATTTGGAAAAGAATCCAGAAGAAAAGTTACAATTTTTTAATGATGATGGTAGTCAAGAATTCTGGACGGATGATACTACACAAATACAAAAAGTATTGTCTGATTTAAAAGAAGATTTGAAAAATGTTGAGGAAAATATTGCAAAAGCAAACGAAGAATTGACTAAATTAAATTATAATCCAGAAATAGAAAAGAAAGCCAAACAAATGGTTTTGGATAAATTAAATCAATGAGTACTCCAAAGACACTTAAAGAAGTAATTAAGGAGGAATATAAGAAATGTCTTGTAGATCCAATTTACTTCATGAAAAAGTATGTTAAAATTCAACATCCTATTCGTGGAACTGTAAACTTTGATTTATATCCATTTCAAGAAAAAACTTTAACTGATTTAGTAGACCACGATTTTAATATCATATTAAAGTCTAGACAAATGGGTATTAGTACATTAACCGCCGCATACAGTTTGTGGTTAATGGTATTTCATAAAGATAAAAATGTTCTTTGTATTAGTATTAATCAAGAAACATCTAAAGAAATTGTAACCCGTGTAAGATTTGCGAATGACAATCTTCCTTCTTGGTTAAAAGTAAAAGAACAAGAAGACAACAGATTAAGTTTAAGATTGACAAATGGTTCACAAATTAAAGCCGTTTCATCTGCCGGTACATCAGGTCGTTCTTCTGCATTGTCATTGTTGATTATTGACGAAGCTGCATTCATTGATAACATTGAAGAAATTTGGTTGTCCGCTCAATATACATTAAGTACTGGTGGTAGAGCAATCATGTTAAGTACACCAAATGGTGTTGGTAATTTCTTTCATCAAACTTGGGTAAAGGCAGAAGCCAAAGAAAATAAATTTAATACAATTAGACTTCCATGGCATTTACATCCAGAAAGAGATCAAGCTTGGAGAGATAAACAAACCGAACTATCAGGTGTAAAAGGTGCAGCACAAGAATGTGATTGTGACTTTGCAACTACTGGTAATGGTATTGTTGATGTTGCCACAATTGATTTTTATAAACAAAGCAAGGTAAAAGATCCAATTGAAATGAGAGGATTGGATCATGGTTATTGGATTTGGGAATATCCAGATTATAGTAGAAACTATATAGTTAGTGCTGACGTTGCAAGAGGTGATGGTGCAGATTATAGTGCATTTCAAGTTATTGATGTAGAATCATTGACTCAAGTAGCAGAATATAAAGGACAGATTGGTACTAAAGATTATGGCAATATGTTGGTTAGTGTTGCGACTGATTATAACAATGCTTTATTGATTGTAGAAAATGCGAATGTTGGTTGGGCTGTTTTACAACAAATAATAGATAGACAATATCCAAATACCTTCTATAGTAGTGCAGACCTACAATATGTAGATGTAGAAAGACAATTGACTAATAAGATCAATAGAGATGAAAAGAAAATGATTCCTGGTTTTACTAATAGTCAGAAAACCAGACCATTGTTGATTTCAAAATTGGAAACATATTTTAGAGAAAGATCGGTAGAAGTAAGATCTATTAGATTTTTGGATGAATTATCGGTGTTTATTTGGGACGGTAATAAAGTAGCTGCAATGAAAGGTTATAATGACGACTTAGTAATGGCAATGAGTATTGGATTGTGGGTAAGAGATACAGCATTGAAGTTAAGACAACAAAGTATGGATCTAAATAGATCAATGTTAGGTGGAATTACAAGAATAGGCGGAACTCAAAACATTTATAAAGCACAAACTATTAGTAGCCAAGAAGCATGGCAAATGACAACAGGAAAAATAACAGATAAAAAAGAAAACCTAACTTGGTTATTGTAACATATTTATATATATAAAACTATGGCAAACGAAGAATTTCAAATATTAAAACAAAGATCTTTATATTCTAAATTAAAGAGACTTTTTTCCACTGATGCGGTAATTCGTAATGTAGGTGGTAAGAAATTAAAGGTAGTAGATACAGATGAAGTAATGTATGCTACTGACCGTAATACGCTTAGAGATCGTTTTAATAGAATTAGAACATCTTCATATAATCAATACAGCAGAGATTTCACTTTAAGTTATCAAGCTGCTCGTATTGAACTATTCCGTGATTATGATACAATGGATATGGACCCAATCATTGCATCTGCATTGGACATTTACGCAGATGAATGTGTAACTAAGAATGAATTGGGGGAAATATTAATAATTCATTCAAGTAATGATAACATCAAACAAATTCTTTATAATTTGTTCTATGATATTCTTAATATTGAATTTAACATGTGGAGTTGGACTAGAAATCTTGTAAAGTATGGTGATTTCTATTTGAAAATGTATATTAGTCCAGAATATGGTGTCTACATGGTAGAACCTATTAGTGCATACAATGTTACCCGTGTAGAAAATAGTGATTTAACAAATAAGAACTATGTAAAATTTCAAATTAATTTACCAGAAGGTGGTAGATTAGAAGAATTAGAAAACTATCAAGTTGCTCATTTTAGAATGTTGAGTGATAGTAATTTTATTCCATATGGTAAAAGTATTATTGAAGGTGGTAGAAGAGTTTGGAAACAATTATCTTTGATGGAAGATGCAATGTTAATTCACCGTGTAATGCGTGCTCCAGAAAAGAGAATATTTAAGGTTGATGTAGGTAATATTCCACCATCTGAAGTGGATCAATATATGCAAAAGTTGATGGACAAGATGAAAAAGGTTCCATACATTGATGAAAGAACAGGTGATTATAATCTTCGTTTTAATCTACAAAACATGGTAGAAGACTTTTATCTACCAGTTCGTGGTAGTGATAGTGGTACTAGTATTGAACCATTGAGTGGTATGG